AAGCTAAGTGGCCCGTTCGTCTATCGGTTAGGACGTCAGGTTTTCAACCTGAAAAGAGGGGTTCGACTCCCCTACGGGCTGCCACTTGTTTCGCCAAGTAATTGTTATTCATTGGCTTTTCCCTTCCTGTCGTCCAACACCTCAGATAGGTTGGACAAGTTTCGTCTTTCACCTGACCTTTTGGCCGTCTTTCGTCGGTCCTGTTTTTTAGTGTAAACCGCACCAAGGTGTTCATTGGCGTGTCCGAGGAAAGTCATGATTTCGCGAGGGTCTGCCCCCTCATCGGCCAATCGCGTCGCCCCGGCTTTCCTCAGACCGTGCAGAGAGCCGGGAACACCTGCTTCTTTGCACCGGTCGCGGAACCAATTCCCCAGCGTCTCAGGCTTATAGGGTCGATGATCCGCACCATGGGTTACAAATAACAGGCGGTCTCGGATTTCTGCCAACTCAGCAGCTAAATCGTCGAGAATTTGAATATAAGCCCATTCTCCAGTCTTGCCGCGCCGGTAAGCAATCAAATCTCCATCTAGGTTGTGCCTACCCGCACGACATAAGTCTTGCCGCGACATGCCTGTATTGAGGGCCAGCATCATTACAAGGTGAGCCTTTGTCCCCAAACCGTGCCTTTCTAGGAAACGATTCACTTCGTCATCTGTCCAAGTGTGATAGCCATCCGGATTCGTTTTCATCCGTTCGGCATGGCGCGCCGGGTTTGGGCCGGTGTATCCAAGTTTCTTGGCGGCGAAGTTGAACAGCATAGACATATTCTTCTTGACCGTGTTCGCAGCGGTGGGGCCTTTCTTCTTGGACATGAGGGCTTCGACATGTTTGACTTCAAGCCGCTCGAATTGATACTTCCCCGCCTCTGTGCGCAGCCAATCCAGCTCAAGCCGGATCGTCCGCTTGCGGCTATCGGATAGGTTCTGAAAACGCAGGCTGCGCAAGTATTGCTCGATCAGCCATGCGAGGGTGCCAGCAAGGGCGGTCGATGCGTTCGAGGTCTTGGAACCGGCAAGCGCGGCCTCGTATCCCGCCAGAAAGTCCGCAGAGCCATAAGGTCCGGGGATATTGCAGCGGAAGTCACCACTCTCAAATTTCCAGTAGATGCGCCCCTTGACCACGTTCTTGCGGACGCCGGGATATTGGTTCTTGCGACGTGTCATCGCAGCAGCTCGTCAGGATCTGGGCCAAGCGACTGAGGCGCAGCACCCTCGGGGAACACGACAACCCGGCCAGTTGTATGATCCACCTCGACCCTGCCGATGCGCAGACCAGCGGACAGTGCAGCTCGCACAGTGCGCTTGATTTCATCCTGATAAACAAGGGCGAGACGCTTTGCCATCAATCCACATCCCAGCCAATGATCTCGAAACCGATCTGATGGAGATCTTCGAGCGGAAACTCTGCCGAGCGATTCACCTTAGTATTGGATATGCGCTGCATAGCTTCCCAATTCTCAAGGACTGCTTTGTCTTTCGGGTTGTCGTTCGCCCCGGAGAATTCAGTTTTTACGGCCTGCCACTGCTCACGCTGATGATAGTGCTGCCACCCATCCGCCAAAGAAAGGAATGCATCCCCATTTTCAGAGAGGCGAACAAAGCCGCCAATCATCTGATCATATGGAAAACGATTTGAGAGACATTCCAGAAGTGTTTCTTCAAGCGTTTTGTCCCGGTCAAGTCCAACATGGGACGCATCATCGCGTGTTCCATCCCGACAATCGGGCTTGAGAGACCCAAAGTAACTTATATCGCGCACCGCCCTGCTGGGCGATGTAGAGGCCACAAAAGCGATGACCACGCGAACGGCATCTAGTGGCTGTATATCCGGAGCGTTGACGCCTCGGGCACCTGTCGTGAACAGTCCGGCCTCACGCAAATTGCGAACGATCATCCTGATCGTTTTTTCCTCAACGCCGAGGCTCTCTGACATAAGGGTGATGAATTGAGCTTGTTTCATTCTTAAGGAGTACCGCTCTCTTAGAGGTTTCGTCAAGCCTAAATGTCTTGAGGTCACTTAGGTGTCACGAATTTAGTTGCTAAGTCCTCGCAACACGTTCTGTGCAAGTGATTTATGAACATCCATGCCCCAAAACTCCTGCCCATGCTCGACAAGAAATTCCATTTGAGCGCGTAGGCCTGCTTTGGTCTGTGCGACCGTATTGCAAATCAGCTTTTCGTATAGGTCTCCGATGGCCCAGAGTGTTTCCGCTTCTTGACTATCTTGATCTTGGACGGCCCAAAGCTCTCGAACGTGGTTAAACTGAGCGTGCCAGATAGCGTGGCGATCAATCGGCTGGGCGGAAAAGACAGGGGATGGCAGGGCAAATGAAACTCCCGCCACCGGAAGAGCGGTCAACAGGGTGCGACGGGACAAGGTGGGGGTATTCGCGCAAACGCGTTCTTTTGTCATTGTTTTGATCTCCAAGTATGGTACTGTGATAGCACGGCTATCATTTAAGCCGATGTGCAGTCAACAATAAAAGTAGCAGGGCTACCAAATGAACGCGACACAATGCAAAATGGCCCGGGTGGCAACCGGGCTTGGCCTGCGCGACTTGGCCGAAAAGGCGGGGGTATCTCCAAACACGATTTCCCGTCTTGAGCGTGGGGAATATCTGAAGCCTGCAACAGTTACCACGATCAAGAACGCGCTTGAGGCTGCTGGCGTAGAGTTCATTCCGGAGAATGGTGGCGGTGCCGGGGTTCGATTAAAAGGATCAGGAATTGGTTAGAAATAGAAACATATCAGTCTTTTTTCTAGCGATCTGCATTCTTTGCCTACTCGCAGCAACAACGGACATTTTTCTTAATCATGGATACTCTGGAAAGCTATCTGGTACTGCGGGTATTTTTTTAAGTGTGGCTGCCGCATTTCAACTTAAGGTCTCGACCTTCGTTGAGGATCTGCCTCATTTCTATGGGGATGAAAGCGAGTTTTCCAGTGGCCCCCCTTCACATATAATGAGGGAGTACTGCTCCATAGATAATCCCGATGCGGGACTTATTTCGAGAGCTGTGGCTACCCTATTTCTAGAGACAAGAGTAGGTCATGGGATGCTCGTAGTGGCAGGCGGAATCGAACTTATCGCTATTTGGTTGTAGCGCGCCGCGCCCGCTGAAAAACAGGCCGCGCGCTGTCAGGGTTTTTCGGCACTCACTGACTTATCCGGGGTGCTTTAGGGCAAGGAAATGATGAAAAAACCCAAGGCGCGCCCTGCCTATCTCTCCCAATCGACCATGCGCATCGCGCCTGACACGTCAGCTGGCGCTATGTCCGCTGCCTTGGCCTCGGCCAGTGTCTTGATGATCGCCGACAAAGCACGGGCGCGCCCGCCTGCGTCGAAGGCTTGCAAGGGGCGGATCGTGTCGATTGTGACCTCTGCCCCCAGCTTGGCCGTGGCCTCGTCTGCCAGCAGCGCGGCGATGGGCTGCAAGGTCCAGATTGCAAGCTGGCGCTGCGCCTCTCGGATCACGGGGCCGGTTGCCGCGCGATTGAAGAATGAGGGCAAGACGCCATAGGCCATCCCGATTCCCTCGCGCGCCGCTGACAAAGTTTCGTCAGTCATGCTTTTGGATAAGTTAGGCGAAAGCTGATCCGGTTTCTGGCCGATTGTAGGGTTCATGCCCGCCGCCGTTGCCTGCGCCACGCCCTCGATAACCAAAGTTGAACCGCGCCGCCCTTTAAACGCGCCGCGCATCGTCGCCATGTCGTCGGCACCGGTGTCAGGCAACGGCACGATCAAAGAGCCGAGCGGGGCATTCTCGAAAGTCTCCGCCAATGCGGATTCGACCGCGTGTAGCATCGCGCCGGTCAGGCTTGATCTGCGCAAGGGGGCCGTGCCGATCCAAGGCGTGAGATTGTCAGAACCGATGCGCAGGTGCAAAACCTCGGCGGCCAGCGCCGTGACCGTGCGACCACCGCCCGCCTCGGGGATGGAAAGGCGATAAGCCCGCGGGCGGCCGTCGCGGGTCGTCACGTCCCAATCGGTAGCAGGCACAAGGCCAAGGTCAGTGATCAGAAAGACCGCTTCGCCATTCAAGGCAACGGCGCGGGCAATCATCGCCATGTTTTGGCGGGTCAGGAATTCGGTGCCGTTGACATCGGCCATTGCAAAGCCGCCTTCCCAAAGGCTGACGCAGCTTTGCACCGTCGCTGTCAGCTCGGCCACGCCGCGCCGCCCGCTTATGTAACTGTCACGCGCCGCCATCACCTGAGCGGTGTATCCGCTGCCACTTGACCGGGTTTCGACCGGGCGCAGCTTGTTCATGATCCATCCGAGCATTGTTATCTCCAGCGATTGTGATGACAGATAAGGTTGGCCCGTTTGACCTCAGGCAAGAATGCCCAATCTCGCGCCTCGATCTGTGCTTGTGGATAGGCGGGCTTGGTCACGGCGCTGATCTCGATCAGGTCAGCCGCCCTGATCGTGCGTAGGATTGCGCCGTCGCGTTCTTCGACCGTCTCGCCACCGGGGCGAACCCGAAAGCCCGGTGAAAGGCCGCGCACAAGCCCAGCGGAATGCGCGGTCAGGAAGTCCCGCACATAGGTGACTTGTCCCATGTCGGCGCTTATCGTCGCGTCGATGGAAAGGGCGTCGTCGGTTTCAGTCAAAGTCAGGCTGCCGGCCGAACGCGATGCCAGCGGTTTGTTGAAGTCATGGCCGGCTAAAAAATGCACGTCCTCGCCTCGCTCGATCCGGTCGGCAAAAGCGCGGGCTGCGATCATCTCGCGACGCTCACGGCCCGCGCCCCGGCGTTCGGCCAGCACGGTTTCCCGACCATAGGGAAAGGTTGCCCGAAGGCGGATTTCTCCGCCCTCGGTGCGCAGCTCAAGGCTGCCGGTATGAGCGCCCCAAAGCATTATGCAGCGGCCAATTGCAGGCCGGTCAGCAATTGAAGCTGAACCGGGCGCGCTACGGTCACATCCATCGTTGCAAGTGCCGTGATCCGCAGCCCGCCGGACTGTGCATCACTATAGGGGTCGCGGATCATATCGACCGCGCCCCATGCGCCAATGAACATAGGTGCAACGCCGCCTGCGTTCGTGGTCAGCAGTGACGACACGGCCAGCGGTGAACCCGCTGGCGCGGCCAGCGCGTTGGGTGACATGGCGATATTCTGCGCCGGTATGTGCGAAGTCAGTCGCATCCATTCCGTCGAATCTGGCAAGATGGATTGTTGACCGTCCAAATATGCCCACATCTCTGGCCGGATCAGGGCATTTACTGCCGCTGGTGAGCTGGCAGCCGATGCGACCAAGAACCGGACCACTGCCGCCGAATAGGCCGCCCAATCTACCTCTGCATCGACCGCCGTTGACGTGATCCCATAAGTCGCCGCGCCGGTGATTACGCCGAGGGGCTGGCCGTCTGCACCGGTGCCAAGGAATGCCGCCCGATCCATCGCCACGCCCATTGCGCCGTTCATGTCACGGCGCACCGCCTGTTCAAGCGCAGCGCCGGATTGTTTCAAAGCCTTGCGGGTGATCTTCATCTGAATGCCCAGATTGTGATCTGGCGACATGGCGCGGTCAGTGGTGACATAGGCAGTCGGACCGGCGACGTTGCCCGTCTCTGTCGTGGCCCAGCCCGCTGTCACCGCCGAGGTTGTCACCGGCCATTCAACCGCGCCCGCGTCGATGCTGATCATCTGCGCCCCCATGCGAGACGCAACGCTGTCAGGGAAAAGACGGTCGATGATGGGGCGGGTCTGGATAGGGTTCGCAGTGCCGCCCGCGACGGTTTCACCGGCCCGGACTTCGAGCGCCTGCCACGGAACCGGAATGCCACGGAACCCGCCTGCGTTGCGCAGCTCTGTGACAATCTCGGCGGTCTGGCCGTCGAGCTGGCGACCTTCGTCGAGTGCAAGGGCAACCTGCCGCATCTCGAAACCGGCCATAAGGTCAGCCCATTCTTGGCTGGACCGGGTTTCCAGTTCGCTGCCTGCGTCACGGCGTTCGGTATCCTCAGCGATCAAGGCGGCGCGGTACCGGGTTTCGTTGGACCGGTATTCGGTATCCAGCTCACCCATCTTGCGGATTTCATCCTCTGTCGGGGTTAGCTTGTTCGCCAGCTCGGCAAGGTTCTGCCGGATTTCCGACTGACGTCGAGCGATTTCTACTGATCTAAGCATCCTTATTTTCCTTTGTGATGATGCTGCGTTCATCGGGACGCGAAAGCGCCTCGATAGCTTGCCGCCAATCTTGGCGGTCCTTTCGGGGCGGGGGATGCCCGCACTCGATCCTTGTCTTTCTTGTGTGGCAACTTGGGCAAAGCGCCTGAAGGTTGCGCGGTTCATACGAAAGCTCAGGGTGTGTTCTGACAGGCTTGATGTGATCCACTTCGAGACGCCCGCCGCAGCCGCAGGAACAGCAGCGATACCGGTCACGTTCGAGGATCTCGGCGCGCAACACTTTCCACCGCTTCGTGCGCGTGACGCGCTTGGAAAAGCGGTGATGATCTCGGCGAACCCCGGTCATCCTGACACCCGCGCCGTGCAGGAAAATTCAAGAAAAGACTCTCGGCCTGCCGTCTGCTTTATCCCGATGATGTTGAATTCCAGCCCTTCGCAGGTCAGCCGATCCGCCGGGTTCATGCCCCGCGTGAAAGGCGATGACCGAACAGTGAAGCGTGTGTCGAGCGTTGCTTGGATGGTACCCGCTGCGAATTTTTCCGCATCGGCGACATCGCGGCGCGCGGCATAGACCGGCAATCCAAGGGGTTCAAATGGGCCTAGTACATTCCCGAAGCCATCATCGAACAGCTCGGCGCGCAGAAACTGCACCCGCCTGTCCAGCTTTCCAGCGTTCAAAACCATTGCATCCTCGCTTTCGATTTTGGTTGCGCTGCAATCCGAGCGCCTTGTGCGACGGCCAGCACAGATGCCGCCGCCGCGTCGATCCGGCCAGTAGAACGGGCCTTGGCAATCTTGATGTTGTTGGCGGGGTCACGCAGGCAAACCGTGTCCATGAAGGCCGAGCGCAGCAGCAGCGACGGCTTGGCTTTTACCAGCCCGTCAAAAGCAGCACGGCGGAACCGCTCTGCATCCTCGCCACCGTCCCGAAAACCTTGCCCGCGCCAGACTAGCGGCGCACGGATACCGGCGCGATTGATCGCCTCGCCGAGTTCGGCTTGTTTGTAGCGGTCCATTGTGATCGCAGTGACAGGTTCGCCATCGACATGGCGCATCACTTCGACCAGCCAAGGCGCAACCGGAACCGTCTTATCGCCGAGAACGGAAAGCTCGCCCCGGTCGTGCATTTCAACATATCGACCGGCAACGCCATCCGACTGCCCCCGATCCAAGAGGCTTGGCAATGATGGAAAGGTGCCTTTGCATTCCAGCCGTCCAGTTTCGGGCCAATAGAACGCCGCCGCCGTCATCGAGGCCGAGCCGCCGAGGTCGATCCCGATCACAACGCCGCCCTGGCGCGGTGGCAGCGCCGAGGTTTCGCAGCCCAGCCATTCGTCCAGGGTAATCAGCAAATCTCGCGATTCACCTGACACCCGTTCATTGCGGTTATAGAGGCGGAAGCTGGTGAGGCTTGAACCACCGCGCGCAATGGCCCGCTTGGCTTGCGCTTCGAGCCATTCCAAAGAACCGCCGATTCCATGTGGCGCGCCGGGGTTGGCGATCAGCAGGCTTTCGGTATCATCAGCGGGCAAGCCGGGAGCGGGTCGATGCTCTTGAACGTAAGAACCGGGCGACGGATCGTCGATCCAGCGAGAAAAGGGGTGCGTGTCGTCGCTGGCGCTTGTGCTGATCAGAAAGGCGCGGCCCTCGCGCTTGCCCAGACCGGACAAAAGCGCGTGTTCCAGCTCGTCGCCGCGATCAAGCGCCCAATGTCCGCGCTCGTCGAGGATCGCCATCGTGGGCGCACCGCCGAGGGCTGACTTGCCGTCCGCTGCGATGACGCGCAGGATATGCCCGCCGCCGTCGCCTTGGTATTCGATTTCGAGCCGAGGGGCCCGGCGAAAAATAAAGTGGCGCTGAATTTCCAAAGGCAAGCTGGCAATGAAACCCGCCACAAAGTCCCAGATGATCCGGCCCTGATCCCGCGTCCGGGCCGCTGCGATGATCTCGCGCCGAGGCTGTCGATCCCAGACACCGATCAGACCGCCGAGGGCAAGGCCCGCCGTTATAGCGGATTTACCATTGCCGCGCCCAATGCTGAGAATGGCATTTGCGGTCGTAGCGTCCAATGCGCCTTGGATGAATTGGCGTTGGAAAGGTGCAAGCGAAACCGGCTTTCCGGCGTTCGGACCCTCTGGAATTTTGAGGCCATGCATAAAATGCATAGCTTTGTCTGCCGGGGCCGCGTTTTCCAGTTCCGCGTCGTGCGCGAAAATTGACAACTCTCCTCCCCGGTCCCGTTCATCGGTCAAAGTCGCGGCATTGGTACCTTTTTCAAAGAGGTCAGACTGTCGATGCTCGAAGGATGGCAGAACGGCAGGCGCTGGCGGTAGCATTGAGCCATCCGCCTTGCGCCACGTTCTTTCCTTCTTCGCCGTCTCTGTCATCTTGTTGCCTCTCGCGTGTGTCTCTCTGTCTCACTGTCCCTCTGCTCACTGGTGAGGGTTGCTGTGAGGGAAAGTGAAAGCGGGTTACTCTAGCGGGGTTCAAAACCCGCATCCCGCCCTCACCTTTGCAATCTTGCCTGCTCACCGGAGCCGGGCCGCCGCATCGGTCAGACCTGCCTTTCCCTCGGCGCAGTCCGCTCTCCCATGTTCACCGGCGTGGAGGGTGCCAGTGGGGCCTTAGGGCGTGGAGAGACCGCACAACGCGGAATAGCTGCCCTTGAGGATTTCCACCTCACCAGCATGGAAAACCCTTGCTGGCTTGCGTCTGGCCCGTTACCATCTGTTACGCTTTAAGCGGATGCGCATCGCTAACCCGTGAACGCACCACATCCGCCGAGGCCCACGTTCGCGCGTGGGCCTTTCTTCTTTGTCATCTCTCGATCAACTCGACCTCTTGTTCAGGCGCGGTGCCCAGCTCTGACACCAGCCGCCGCATGATCTGTTCTTGTCTGGCCGTGGGTCGCCACTTTGGCCGCTTCCCGTGCTTGGCGATGGAACGCACAAAGCCCTTGAGCCATTCATCCGTTCCCGCCATCGTCCTGCGCATGACCAGCGGCCAGCGGAACGTCAGCACCTCTTCAAGCTCTCTGTCGGTCATAGCTGTACCCCGCGATACCTTGCCCCAATGCGGGCCATGTGCGGCGATGTGGTCAAGGACTTGGCGTCCATCGGCGACCTGCCATCGTAGTGCAGCGCGGCCTGATCCATGAGGGCTTGGGCAAGGTCGGGCGGAATGCTTGATGCATCAGCACCAAATCCCGCCTGATATTCGACCGTGATCTGGCTGGGTGTCATGTTGCGAGATTCTGGCTGAAACCAGATGCAAGGGCGGATGCCCCCAAAGAATGTGAAACCGGTAAATGCTGCGCCGTCTAAGGTGACGGACGGACTATCTGCATCTGCGACGGGGCCAATAGGCAGCGATAAGACGCGGTGCAGCGTCGGGTCGATGATGTTCACGCGGATCGTCTGAAATAGCAGCGCGATCTGTGCAAACTGTTCAAGTTCATCCGCTGCAGTGCGGCCTATGTTCGTGATTGCTGCGTCGTCAGTATCATCACTCACGCGGACATGGGACTTGACGCTTTCGAGGTCGAAAGGGAGCCCTGCGCTAATGGCAGTCCGGTTCACAAGCATCTTCATGCTGCGATCTCCACTTCTGAGATATGGTTACGGAACGCCATCTGATCCCGTGCGTTCATCGCGTCATGTGCTGCAATGGCATAGGCCTTTAGCTCGGCCTCACTGGCGTAGGATGCCCAGTGCCGAGCATCGCGCATCGGATTGAGAAAGGTGGGCATTGGATAGCCCGCAAAACTCAAAACAGCCTCGGCGACCTGTTCGGCCTGCGCTGGTGTATCTAGTGATCTGAGCGCGGCCCATGCCCAAGCTGTCCGCTCTTCGATGGTCATCCGAGCCGCTGCAACCGTGCCAACACCTTGCCATGCGTCAGCACCGCCGACGGTGAGCGCATAGCCGATGACGCGGGACATGCGCTTGTGTTCAGGCTTGATTATTTGGGCGAGACTTGACCGCTTTTTACCGTTGGACAAAACGGAGTTTTCCGCTTTGTTTTCAGTGGGGGTATTGGTGCCAGTTGGACAACCTATGCTCTTGTTATCGCGGGAAACAGTAACAACCCTACGGGCTGCCACTTGTACTTCTAGCTTCATGTTATTGTTTATAAATACCGCTTGGCACCTCACTGTGCTCGCAGGCGTTATTGATGCACTACTCTCCGATCACAATTTCCCTGCCCAACTGGCCCGTGTGAATCACGGAAAGCCTGTTTGCCGCCAAATGATTGTGACTTTTCGATTTTTCGGGCCGCGACTATGTAATCCCCTTGGTCTTGCGGAACTTTTAAAGGCGCGGCGTGTTTGTTGACGACTGGGGACTAACAGGATCGGATCGCTGACTGGCCTAAACGGCCCGCGCCGCAATTTTGATCCGTGCGCCCGATTGCAAGATCGGGGCTGGCACAGATGCACCTCACCAACCGAAGGCGCAGAATGTGGACAATTCAAAGATGAACCTGACGCGAAAGATCGCAATTATTGGTGCGGGGCCGATGGCCATCTACACCGCCAAAGGTCTGTTACATGGGGATGCCCCGCTTGATTTAACCATCTTTGACGCAACCGATCAGGTCGGATGTGGCATGCCGTACCGCGCGGGCATGAATGCCGATTACATGTATTGTAACGCCTTCAGTCGGGAGATTCCGTCAATTACGCAGCCGCTCGTGTCGTGGCTGCATGATCAAGACGACGTATTTCTGAACGCGTGGGACCTTGCGCAAGATGATATCGACGCGCGCGATTTCTATCCGCGCGTCTTGCTTGGCGAATATATGAAATCCGAGTTTGAACAGCTGTGCGAGGCAGGTCGAAACGCAGGCCATGCGGTGCGTGTTTTATCAAATCACAAGGTTGTCGATGTTATCCCGGCCGAAAGCTCCATCAAGCTGGAGGTTCAGACACCTGACGGGCCATCATCGTTTCCCTTCGATAAGGTGGTGTTGGCGACAGGGCATGACTGGCCTGCGGCACCCAAACTTGGCGGGGCCGATCTGGTATCACCGTGGCCCTATACAAATATCACCGAACTGCCTGCGGGCCAAATCGGCGTATTGGGGTCGTCCCTGTCGGCGATTGACGTGATCGTGGCCTTGGGGAAAGAGCACGGTACCTTTATCGAAGATGGCGAAAAGGTCAGCTGGTTTAGCAACCCGGACAGCGAAGCGCTGTCCATCACCATGGTGTCGC